TTGCTATAGTCGAGGGGCACATTGTGGCAGCCCAGCAGGGCTGCCAGCTTGTGACGGCCTTTCACCCGGAATTACTCACTGACACCACGGTGCATCGACATTTTCTATCAATGGTGAAGGAGACAAAGATAGATTAGAACCATTTCAATGATGGTAATTTTCAATAACGAAATAAACCCGGGAGTTTGATATAACTTCCGGGTTCATAATGAAGCAAAACCTCCAAAAATTAAAAGGAAAAGGGTGTATGAGGTAACGAGTAGGGCAAAGCTTGCTACATTTCGTTGCATCATTGCGGCGACCCATTCGGATGGCAAAATGAGCTGTTACATCGTTGCAATAGGTTATGTAATATGGTCTTCTATATGGTCAGTCTTTTAATTTATCATAATATGTATTATCTGAAATTTTAATTTTGTATATTTGCCATCAAATATTTCGATTTTATGAAAATTCCTAACAACATTCAATTAAGTAAGCATTTCGATTTGTATGAAATGTGTAAATACGGTAAATATGGTGTTTCCAATCTTCCGACTGATGGCCAAGTGATTTATAATTTGCGTCAGTTGTGCCTTGCTCTCGAGGTTGTTCGTAATTCGTTGCGTGATGATATTGCTGATAAGGATATCCCGTTGTATGTCAATAGTGGTTATCGCTCTGATGCTGTTAATAAGTTAGTCGGTGGTGTTCCCACGTCTGACCATCTGTTTGGTTATGCTGCCGATATTCGAAGCCTTGTCTATCCTCCAGGTCAGTTGCTCGAGCGCATTCGTTCTTGTGCTAATTTGGATGTCATTCAAGTAGGCCAAGTGATATTGTACCCTACGTTTGTGCATTTCTCGATTAATCGTGCGCTGCATAAAAATGAGTTCCTCAAAAAAGTTGGTAATCACTATGAAACCATATAAACATTTGTACCCGGAAGTTTCGAAACAGCATTATTCGTTGTTGGTTGAAACACGCGTTAACAAGCATGGTGATGAAATTACAATTTATCGTGTTGAGTTTAATGATCGATATGTTGTTTTTTCTTCGTTTGCTTCTGCTGTTGATTTTATTAAGTGTAATCTTGAGTAAATGCATCCGTTAGTTAGTCTTGTAAAGCCAAAGGAAGTACTGCTTCCGTGTGTTAACCCTCAATTAGTTAAACAAAACGGTCGTTGGTATGCTTATGCTTGTGGCAAGTGCTATATGTGTTTAGATAAAAAGGCAAAGATTTGGCGCGCTCGAATTACCCAAGAATTTAAAGATAACCGTTTTGCATTATTCTTCACACTCACATACGATAATAATCATGTCCCATTTGCTCGACCTGCTGAAGACGCTCCACGCTATATACTCGATGATGCGAAAGGATTTAAGTTTCTCGATGGCTATGAAACTTCTTACTCAGAAAAAGTGTCCGTTGATTATACGGATTGTGGTAGTTTTATACCTGCTTTGTCCGGTTTTGACGTTGTTAACTCTTTTGGAGTGGCTTCACGTGCAGATGTACAAAAGTTTTTGAAGCGTTTCCGTTATTATCTCAATTCGTTGTTACTTCGGCATTACCGTTTGAAATTCTATGACAAGTTGTTTTCGTACACTCGTTGGCTCGGTTACAATTCTAAATTACAAAGTTTTGAAGATTGGTTAGATGATTTAGATGATGAAGAGTATAATTTATATCACGAAGTTTATCAATATTACGAAAAAATATATGAAAAGGAAAAAGCAAAAGCAAAACAAGTCGTTCGCTACTTCATTTGCAGCGAATATGGTAGTCACACCTTTAGACCCCACTACCATGGTTTCTTTTGGTTTGACGATGAAAAGGCGTACGAATACGCAACAAGGTGTATATATAAGGCTTGGAAGATGTGCCGTAAAGGGAATATCAATGTCCAACCTGCTGACGCAGGAACTGCCAGCTATGTTACAACGTATGTTACAAGCTTTACTGATTTGCCAAAAGTTTTACAGTCTAAATTTGCCCGCCCATTCTGTTTGGCTTCTAAAGGCCCAGCAATCGGCTATAAGTCGTATAGTGCGGAGAAGGTACAGAAAATGTACCTTGAACGAACTATATTCCGAAGTGATGAGACTGTTACAAAGCAAGGAAAACAGACTGTTGTTTACCCAGTTCCCCCGAGTGTTGTATGTCGATATTTCCCAAAGTGCTTCGAGTATAGCACGTTATCTGATATGGATAAATTATGTGTATATACGCGATTTATCAAATATAAGAGAGTCGATGGCGTCGAAAAAGTAGACGCTGCTGCTTCTCTTGCTTGCCTGGAATGGTATAAAAAGAATACCAAGTTATACCCTACTCGTGCTATTAATGAGCTAGGCGATAGCTATAATGAGGAAGACTCCTGGTTTCATGCTGCCGATATAGCTGCCGCTCGTGCTTGCTTGCGTTGGTGCATTCATTTCGGCACTCACCCACTCCATTATATGGAAATGTTAGATTGGTTTCATTATGAGTACGCTCAATTCCAGTTGTATCAACAATATCAGTATATGGATAAGTTATGTCGTACTGTTGTATGGCCTGCTGATCAATATTATCATGCTGTGGATGTAACGTTGTATGATGTACAGTGTTGTATTGATGATGCTTTTTTGCGTCGCTTGCCACGGCATATTAGTATGATTGACGAGAAGATGCCCGAGTATCGTAGAATAGCTAATAGTTATAATATTCCTATCTTTATATTTTATGATCGTTTAGGCTTTCGGCGTGATGAGAAAATTGCAGAGCTGTTGGAATGTAACCAGCCTCATTTTAAGCGTTATGCTGAGCGCATTCAGGATGATTTGAAGATGTTTTCTAAGAGTAAGCGTGCAAATGCTCATGTGTTAGATAGTTTAATTGATTAGTCCAATATGTTTTATTAAAGTTTTTTATTATGTCAAAAGTTCCAAAAATTAGCGTAGGTGCTGCGCAGCGTCCTCGTAATGGTTTCGACCGTTCGGAAACGCACATCTATTCACAGCCTGCAGGTATGTTGTTGCCTGTCATGCAAATGTTCTTGAACCCCCACGACAATGTGGATATTGATACTACATGTATCGTTCAGGCGCAGACGTTGCAAGGTCGTCCGTTCCTTGGTATGAAGCAGAATTTTGCGTTCTATTTCGTGCCTGCTCGTCTAATGTATTCCTATTCTAAGGCGTTTTTTAGTGGTTTAGTCCCAAAGAATACGTTGACGAGTTCGGCGTTGAGTTCTGTTGCCCTTGCTAATAGTGTTCGTCTCAGAGCTCCTTCTTTTAAACCCTATGAAGTGTTCTGTCGCTTTGCTGGTGTTCCGATGCCTGATGGTTCATTGGTTGGTTCTGCTCCTCCTAAAGGTTCTTCTGCTGGTTTTCCTGGTACGCCATCTAATGGTTTTCATGCTGGTGGTTATTTTGGTCGCCGTCCTTCTACTCGTGGAATTGCTGCTTCTTCCTCTATGGTTGAAAAGTTAGCTAAGACACCAGGCGGTGAATATATAAATCGTCCTTTTGGAAAGTTTTTGCGTCGTGGTCTTGGTGTTTATGATGCTTTAGGCTACGATTTGTTGCCGTCATACGTTCGTTTTTGCGATATGATGAAATATGGTGCTATGCCTTATATTGGCGAAAGCATTAATATTGATAGTGTGACAAAGGAAATGGTCGGCTTTGAAGCTAATCTGTTCTATTGGCTTGCTTATCAGAAGATTTATCAGGACCATTTTTTGGATTCGAATTACGAAAAGGTCAACCCTCGTTCGTATAATGTTGATGACCTGCTTGACTCTGCTACAGGTAAGTGTACATTTACGTTCGGTGCTGATGTTGCATCGTTAGACCGTGCGATGGACATTTTTTCGCCGCGTTATGTGAAGTATGAAAAGGATTTGTTGAGTAATATCCACCCGTCACCGTTGTTTGTTGATGATGTGAGTACAACAATACGTTCTTTTGTTGGTAATGCTCGTTTGTCTCTTGAAGCGAATGATGTTATACAGCGTCCGTTAAATGGTTCTGATGTGAATTTTTCTGCTGCTGGTTTGCGTAATTTGTTTGCGTTCGACAAAATGCAACAGATAACAAGCCGTGCTCCTAAGACGTATAAAGCCCAAATGTTAGCGCATTACGGTGTGAATGTAGCTGATGATTTGACCGAAAGCTTCTACGTTGGAGGATTTAACAAGTCATTAGAAGTTAGTCCTGTTATTGCTACGGCTGACGGTACTGCTAAGGATAGTACTACAAACTTTGGCCAGCAAGGAAGTTACATTGATAGTTCACAGAATGGACATGTTAATTTCACTGCAAAAGAGCATGGTGTATTAATGTGTCTGTCCTGGTTCTCTCCAAATTCATTGTATGATGCTGATGGATTGGACGCTTTTAATGCTAAGTTTGCACGTGAGGATTATTTTGTCCCCGAAGCCGAGGATTTAGGTATGCAGCCTATCGAGTTTTCTCGTTTGTTGCCTCCATGGATTAAAACCACTGGTTATCGTCTGCCCGAGTTAGATGGTTCTATAACACAGTATTATGGAACGCATGGTTCAGAAGTTGAAGCTGAATATGCGAAAGATTATGCGTCTGTTCGGTTGATGCATGGTTATGCTGACGGTGCCGTGTTGGGTACTCCATTAGCTACTTTTGACACGTCTCGTGTTTATGGTTGGCAGCCGCGTTATCATGAATTCAAAGCTGGTGCTGATTATATTCATGGTGAGTTTAAAACAGGCCGTAGTATGCAGGTTTTGTCTATTCATCGCCCTACCCCATTCAATTATAACATGGGTTTGAATAACCGTAAATATGGCCAGATTTTCGGCGTACCGCAGTTGACTTATGATTATAAAGGTGTCCCTGCCTCTTTCTTGTTCGTTGACCCTGCTTGTACGAATGATGTTGTCGAGGTCAATTACGACGGTACGGAGAAGACAGACCCATTCCGTATTACAACGCATTTCGCTGTTAGTTATATTACGGATATGTCCGTTACTGGTTTGCCACGTATTTAAAATTTGTCTTATGAAAAATTGTTATATTAATAGAAATTTGGTCGATGTTATCAATGATTTTTCGCCTGCTATGGCTATGGTCGTTACTGTTGATCGTGAAGCTACGGAGTTGTTCGAAAAGTTGAACCCAGTCTTGGCGAATGGTCATCGTGATAATATTATTACGCGATTGTTGGATAAGAACGTGCCGCGTGAAATTGCCGATGTAATCACGCAGTTGGTTATTACGGTGCCTCACGATGCTGGTAATAAAGATTATACAGACGAGCAAATACGCGCTTCGATAGTAAGTCGCCATTACCAAAATGAGATAGAATTGCAGCAAGTTCGTGAGTACCTGGATGCAGTCGCTGCAGAGTTGTTCCCCGATGAGCCTGCTCCGAATGAGCCTGCTCCGAATGAGCCTGCGCCGAATGGTGCTGCTGCTGGTAGTAGTTCACCAACTTAAATTGATTAATTATGTCTTATATTCATACTTTAAATTCGGTTGAACGAGGCTTCGGCCTCGCTCAAATCGATAATCGTAAACATATTGCTCCGTTGGTAGCTGCTGCGATACCTGCTATTATTGCTGCCGCTGGTACTGTTACGAGTGCCGTTATGAATAAGAAGAGTAACGACAAGAACAATGCGTTACAACAGCAATTAATTGAAAAGGCTAATGCTTATAATACGCCTGCTCAGCAAGTTGATAGATTTCGACAAGCTGGTTTAAATCCGTATATGATGTTAGGCCAGATTAATTCAGGCAATCAGCAGTCTGTTGCATCTACGCAGCCTACGGATTATTCAAGTGCTGTTAATGGTGCTACAGGTGCTGCATCGGCATTAATTCAAGGTTTGACTGCACAGTCAGAAATAGCCAAGAATGAAGCTGATACGCGTAATGTGAATGCTGATACGACTACTAAGACCATTCGTAATGTTACGGAGTTGGAGCGTAATAAGGCCGAGTTGCAAAAGCAGTTGGCTGAGTCTGCAAAGACTGATGCTGAACGCGATAAAATTCGTAAAGAGATTGGTCTTATCGATCAACAGATAACGCAATTACATCAGGAAAATGATATTGTGTTGCAGACTTGGGATGCTCGTCTTAAGGCTCCAGGTGTCCAAAATCAGTTGAATGCTGCACAAGCTGCTTTGCTTGGTTCGCAGAAAAAAGGTGCTGATTTGAATAATAATCTTGTTCAGATGTATGGTGCTGCTAATATGCGTGCCATGATTGGTAAGGCTGCTGCCGAGGCTCGTGCTGCTGATGCTTCTGCTGATTATGCTCGTGCTGGAATTCCTAAGGTAGTTTCTGAAGGCGTTGGTCAGATTTTGAAGAATAAAGGTCAGGAGATTGTTA